TCTCCAGCATCTTCTCTGCCATCGCATTGAGCGCCGGCAACGCTGGATTGGCGATCGCGATGCCCAGCGCAGTCGACGAGCTGGCGAGGAGTTGCAGCTTGTCGTTGAACTCCTCCGCGGCAAGGGCCGCCTCTTTCGACATCACCAGCCCGAGCTTGCGCGCTTCTTCGGCCGACTGGTCCATGCCCGCGGCGCCCTTCATGAGCCAGGGAACCATGTCGGCGCCGACCGTCCTGCCGAGGATCTCGCCCGCCAAGGTGGCCCTGGTCGAGGCGTCCGTCATCCTCGAGATCGCGTCGGAAAACTGGCGCAGCGCCGCGTCCGGGCCTTTCTTGACGTCCACCCCGAGCTCGCGGAACAGTCGCGCGGCTTTGGACGTTGGGTTCGCCGCCTCGGTGATCGACTTGTTGAATTCCCGCAGGCCGATCGTCAGCTGCTCCATGCTCACGTCGCTCAGCATGGCGCCGTGCTTCAGCTCCGCCAGGCGCTCGACCGCAAAGCCGCTCTTCTGAGACAGCTTCACCAGCTGGTCGCCGGCGTCGATAGCCGACTTCACCATCGAAAGCAGAGCGCCGCCAACGCCGCCGACGCCGGCGATGGCCAGAAGCTGACGGTAGCTGGCGGCGAGCACCGCCGACGAGCTCTCCACCTGGCGGAACACGCGCGAGGCGTTGTCCGTCGCGGTGAGCTCGTAGTAAACGCGTTCGCGCCGAGTGGCCATGTCTAGCTCCTAGTCAGTCGCACAGGCGAAGGCCCGCCTTGCAGGCTTCGCAAGGCCCGGTGCCGCCCCTGGCGGGCTCCCAGATCTCGATCAGCTGCTCGTCGAGGTGGCCGAGGATCAGATCGCTCACCATCGCCTCCTGGACGCGCTGTCGCTCGAGCAATGCGAGCGTGCGCGCGCGGCGTTCGATTCGTCGGCGGAGCGCTCGGCCATCGCGGAATCGGCGCGACAGCCGCACCCACATGTTCGCCAAGGGCATGGGCGGCCAAAGCATCCTATCCACGGCACCCACCGCGGATGTGCAGACATCTTGACACGCGAGCCAGGCGGGCGCCCCGGAGGGGAGGCACCCGCCCGTCGCGCCCGCTTTCGCACACGCCGAAGGAAGTTGACGATGCACCCGCCGCGGATCCTGGTCGTAGGCACCAGGCGGTGCGCCCGCATAGGTCGAGCACCGCTCTTCGGCTATGCGAGCGCGGCTCGCCTCGAGCGGTTTTCATGTTGATCAGGTCGTCCCGAGCAGGCCCACGATCGGCCCCGCTTCCGTAGCGGTGCCGACGTGGTGATTCACGATGTCGAAGCGCTCGGTGGCCTGGAAGTAGATCTCCCGGTACTCGATGAAGCGCGACGAGTCGATGTCGATCATCACGCCGCGGCGAGCGCCGAAGGCCGAGCTCAGCGACAGGTTCCCGAACAGCACGATCACCTTGTCGTTGTAGTCCGTGGTCGCGCCGGCAGGCAGCACCGGCGAGGGCCGGGTCGGGTAGCCCATGAAGTTCTCCCCGGCGCCGGATCGCAGCGTCTCCACCGTGTTCCCGCCGGCGCTCATCGAAAGCCGCGTGAGGATCATGTCGCGCGCGGTGTTGGAGAGATACCACGCGGCGCCGGCGCGCGCGTACTCCGGCAGCCGGCCCATCAGGTTGACCAGGTCGACCGCGTCGATTTCCGCGAAGGTGTTGTGCGGGCTCGCCGCGTCGACCGTGCCGCCGGCATGGTTGCCGTCCTCCAGGAGGAAGTTGATGCCGGCCATGCCGCCGAAGGTGCTCGTGCCGATCCCGACAAATCCGCAGTTGTCTTCCTTCTCGGCGAGCGACCGGCCGAACTCGCCCACGATGAAGTCGCCCAGCGCGATCGGCGAGTCCTCGATCAGGTTCCGGTGAACGCGCGTGCCGCCGCCGAATTCCTTGGCGACCAGGTTGACCTGGGCGAAGGCCGGATCGCTGGTCTGCGTTACCGTGCCCTCGCCGAGCGCGGAAATGCTGAGGCCCGCGGTTTTCACCGGAATGCCGAGGGCGGAATTCTCCATCGGCCACATGCGGGCGAAGCGCGAGAACACGCCGAACTGCTCGCGGAGGTTGATCACTTCGTTCTCGATCGGATCCGGGATCAGCGCGCCGCCGGCGGTGAAAACGCCGGTCCCGAGGGCGCGTTGCTGCAGCAGGCCCTTGTCCCGGCACCATTGCGCGGCGCGCTGGTCGCCGACCAGCGAGCGGAAGTACATCCCGGCCTGGTGGGCGCGCGCCTCGGCGTCCTTGCCCTTGATGTGGGTGAGCGTGCCGTAGCGCTCGCCCACGCGTGCGGCGTCGCCGTAGCCGAGCCTGTCGGCCTCGAGCTCGCCGGTGTTGACCTTGGTGGACGTGCTGACCATCTCGAGTACCTCCTTGCGGAACTTGTTCAAACTCACTTCCGGGTTGAGCGCGGCCGCCGCGGCGCGCTTCATGATCTCGGCTGCGTTGCCCTGCTTCTGCCACCTGTCGGCGCAGGCGTTGATCTGGTCGACCCGCCACCGCTCGTAGGCCCGGGCGATGGGGCCCAAGCTGCGCAGCACCGCGGCCTCGCCGAGCTCGTGTTCCTCCCCGAGCGCATGCACGTGCTCGCGGAAGGCCTCGGCGTCATCGGCCGGAAGGGTGGAGAGCTGCTCATTGGCGCGCTGCTGAGCTGCCAGTGCGCGCTCGCGCCTGGTCGCATCGTCGCGGCCGTCGTCGATACGTTGTTCCATGATGTGTGCCTTTCGGATGAGGTCTTGCGATCGGCCAATGCCGACGGTGTCATCGGCCGGGACAGACACGATCGAGATCTCGAACGGTTCCCAGTCGGTGACGCGGTAGGTTGAAAGATCTTCCTGCTTTCTCTCCAGCACCAGGTCATGCACCATGTAGCCGACGCTGACCTTGGTTCGGATTCCATCTGCGACGTCCTGCAGGATCTCGCTCGCGAAGTCGCTACGGCCGAAGCGCACATTCGCGCGGCCCTTGCGATCTCTGTCCAGGCGTGCAGTCTCGACCACCCCGACATGCTTCGCGCTCGAGTGGTCGACCAGCACCGACGCCTTGTTGTTCAGCCGCTTCATGCGCACGCTATCCGGCGCGCAGTCCAAGATCTCGATGCCCCACCAGCGCTCGTAGGGCTCCTCGGAGCAGAACGCCACCTCGACGGTGCGGTTTTGCTTGTCGACCGCGGCACGGTGTAGGTCAATCGCGACGTACTGCGGCTTGTCGCGCAGCTCTCTCAGCAGCGCGGCGCGGTCCATCTTTCGAGACGCGGGCATGAGGCCCCTTCAGCTCAGGGCCGGCCGCAAAAGAAAAGGCCGGCACAGTTCACAAGCTAACCGCACGATGTGCTGCGCGGTGCCTGCGCTTTGTACCGGCCCTTGCCGGGAGTCTCCGACTGCTCGGGGAAGCTGGCTAAACCACGGGATATTCTCGACCGCGGGGCTCTCGGCTTCGCCCTTCCATCGGGCTCGAACGCGCCGGCAGAATATTCCCATCGCCAGATCCTGTCAATTCAGGCTCGCCAGGTGCCGCGCGCGCTTCTCCACGGCCTGCTGTTCCGCTTCGACGATTCCGGCGACGGCGCCGGCGAGAAGCGCCATCCATTCGTGAAGGTCGGCCTCGGTTGCCGGTGTCTGCATGCGCCAGGCGGTGGTGCGTCCATCGGGCAGGTGCTGGATCACGGCCATCGTGCGGTTGTGCGGGCATAGCCCACCCACCAGGCGGCCGCCGCCCGCGGTCGGCAACGAGCGGCCGGCGAAGCGTTGCAGGCACGCGTCGCAAAAGCCACGCGGCAGGGCGGGGGCTTGATCGGGCCCATCCGGTTGCTCAGTTTCCATGTTGTGCCTCCGTGGTGAATTGGTAGTTGCCCAAGCCTTCGCGCACCTCGCGCATCGCGTCCTTCAACAGCTGGTGCTTGCCCTCAGTGTCCGGTGTCTGCTGCAGCAGCGGCGCGTACTTCTCCGGGATCCCGTCCATCACGGCGACGTTGTCCTGCACGAAGCGCTCGAGCAGCGGCCGGATCTCTTTCACGTCGATGAGCTCGCGGCGGTCACGCTGCAGGGCGAGCTCCTCGCGCTGCGCGCGCACCTCGTCGAGGCGATCGCGCGGGGAGCGCACCTGCGCCTTCGTGAGCTCGCGCTGCAGCCACCAGCGGATCACGTCGGCGGTGTCGTACTCATGCGCCAGGCCGCGCAGCTCGGCGCTGCGCGCGATCGGCAGGCCCTCCTTGCCCCAGGTCCAGAGCGTGACGTCGCTCACGCCGAGGATCTCGGAGAGCTCTGCCTGGTTGACCAGCTTACCCATTGCTATCCCCTATTGCCCCCAACCAAGCCATAGACCCACCGGAGCTAGAGCCCGATCGGGGTGGGAACTACCCCGGAAAGCCAAGCTGTCAAAGGACCCGTGCTGCGCGCAGACAGTCATCGGCCGCCCGCCTCGGCATCGGCATCGCCAGCCTTCAAG